GCCTTTTTTGTTTCCTCTTCGCCCTGTACTTTAAAAATATATCCCATTATTTTTTGCCTCCTTTCTTAACTTTCTTTTTCTTTGTTCCTTTGGGCTTCATTGAACCATAGTGTGAAGGCATGACAATAAAAGTAGCTGTCTTTATATTACTTCCTTTTGCGTTTTTTAGCAGTTGATAAGGCTATTGCTTGAGCTTGTTTTAATGTCTTGCCCTCTTTCATCAGCAAACGTATGTTGCTAGAGATAGTCTTTTGTGATTTGCCTTTCTTAAGTGGCATCAGTCTCCAAAGTATTTGTTAACAAGAGCAAAATCTTTGTCAGCCTTACAATCAATATATAAACCTTCAATAATCTGTTCAAACTTCTTTCTATTCTCACCCCTAGTTTTTTCCATAGCTTGAGAAATAAGCTTTGGAACTGATCTGTTTTTTGGGAACTCTTTTGAGAGTTTTAGTGCTTCAGTGGGTGTCATGTGTTTTTAATAGCCTCTTCCACTGCCTCATCTACCCATTTATACAAGCGAGGGGCTTGTTCTTTCAACCCTTCTGGATTGAAAATATATTGGGTAAAAGATTCAGCGAACTGCTCTAGGTGATTTTTTCTACTGTATTGAGTGGGATAAGTTAAACCTTTAAGCTTCATAAATTGTCGGCCTAAAGTTGCACCCCCACTCTGATAGTGTACCTGATGACCCATTTCATGCACAAATGTTGAAAACCAGTCAATAGTTTCTGGCATAGGCTGAGAGTTTGACCAGATTTCAGATAATCTATTTTTAACAATATAGTCATAGTCTTTTGTTTTTAATAAGTTTTGATTATTTAAAGTATTTTTTGCACTAGCTTTTATTTCTTTTGCAAGTGTAGTGTTAATTTTTTTTGCTGCTGGTTTCAATCTTGTATGAACTATTGCTGAGTTGCCTGAGGTAAAGCCGTTTGCCATGCCAGTAGCATTATGAAAGAAAGTTGATTGAACTTTTTTATCAAATAACTGGTCTGTAGAAATTTTCCCCTCTTTAAGTATTCTTATATTCCTATCAATTAAATCTTTTTGTGAATTATATCTTTGTGTTCCCAAGCCGTCCCAGAAAGGTAGCCACTCTTTTGTTTCTTTTGGCACTACATCTTTCTTTCCATTTATCTCAAATCTTTTGATAACAGTTTGATTTGACTTCTCATATAGTTTTAGATTATCTCCAGACAAGTATCTTTTCTTTAAATCTCCAACAGGCAATGTTTTTTCTCCTCTCATGTTGAAATGATTTATCACGTTGCCTTTTTTCATAAATTTACGCATTTTTTTGATATTTTCTCCTGTCAAACCGCCTAACCCTTCCATGCTATCTAAGCTTTCCTCTATAAATTGTTGTGAGTTCTTTGCAAACTTGTTTCCAGCAAGCCACTTATCAACACCATCTGTAGATAAAACTGGTGAGGTTTTAACTTGTGGAGTAGTCTCAACAGGGGCAGTGACTTTTGGTTTGGGTTTAGCTTTTGATTTAATTCCACTAGGCTTGCCATACAATTTCTCCAAGTCCTTTAAACTTCTTTCGCTTCCATCTTCTCTGACCATCTTTCTTATAGCCTTCTGCCCTGACCCTTCTTTCTTTGCCAAGCGTTCAAAATATCTTACCTTCTGTTCATTACCTAAAGTCTTGATCTTTGTTTTCTTATCTGCCCCTAAAAGCCAGTCACCATACTGGGTGTTCTGTGGTACTCTACCACCACCCTCTCCTGTGGGTCGGGTTACAACTTTGCCTTTAGGTGGGGGCTTTAGATCTTCAAATCCCTTTCTTTTGCTGAGTCCTTCGTAATCAACAATAGGAACAGTAGTAGATCGGCAGTTGAAATGCTGTGGTGGTGTAGGCCCTTTGTTATATGCAAACTTTCTACCATCAAGCCTTCGACATATTGGACTTGTCCTACTATCAAGCGTTGCCACATACTCGTACTTAGGAGCAACCTTACTATTTGCTGCATAAACAGCCTGTGATGCTTGGTTCTGTACTTGGTTAACAGATGTTCTGACAATAGTTTGTATTTGATGCGTTGCTACCTTTATAGACTCTCCCCCTGCCAGAGCTATTTGCTTTGCATTGCCTTCAAATCCAAAATCTAATCTTCCAGCTAATCTTCTTGCTATTTCTTGTGTTGATTCACCACTAAATACACCTTGTCTTATACTTCTGGCAAGCAAATCTTGATTTTTCCTTGCTATCCCTCTAAATGCTTTTTCTACGGTATCTCCATTAGGTAGAGTCTGCATTGCCCCTTGTCTCGCTGTAAGTTCAAACTTTCCAGAACCAAATTTAATAAAATCATCTTCTGTAAACTGTTTACTTGTAAAAATATTGACCTGAGTAGGGTCTGTTTTAACAAAAGACTCTGCATATTTTTTATTAACTGCAACTGAATTTATAGGAATATTTCCTGATTTAACAGCTTTTTTAAGTTCATTTTCAATAAACCCAGTCTGTACCTTTGCTAAACCTTCAATTTCTTTGATAATTTCTTTTGTTGAAACTTTTGCCCAAGAATCTAGACTTTTTTTTGATTGAGATATTATTGCTCTCAATCTTTTTCGTGTTTGCGGTGAAATAATTACACCAGTTTCTGCTGTTTGTTGTTTTAAATCAATTTTTTTTAGTTTACCTGTTGCAATTAAAATTACATCTACATATGTTTTTGCAAATTGTGTAGATACAGCATTACTATATCTATTTAGATCAATAGTCTCCCTAAAAAATACCTCTGGAATACTCATCTATCATTCTTCTCCCTCTTCCTCCTCC